GAACAGCTCTTGGTTGTGTAACTAGTGTGTCAAAGTAACGTAGTCTTACGCTTTCAACGAATGAAGGATCTGCTACACGTATGCCCACTACCAACGCTAGTGTTAGTAGTGCAGTCCAAGGGCTTAATAGGATTTTTTTTAGCATAACATATTTATGCTGTTTTTACTTGATGATTTTACTTAAGATCCAAACTATAGGAAACCATCCTAGTAGAAAAACAGGTGCTAAGATCATGCCCTGTATGAGTTTAGCTCGTTGTTCTGCTTCACGTTCTTTAACTCGTTGCTTTTCATATTCTATTTGTCGTTGTGTTGAATACATAATTTATCGTTGTGTAATAGTTAATGTACTAGTGCTACCTTTATTTACATTCTGAATGATAGTTTGCCCGTCTTGTACTAGTGTAAATGTAGCACTTCTAGTTGTATCAAATGTTGCTGTAGCGTTGTGTGTGCCTGCTTTGTACAGGGTTACTTTGCTGGCATCATCGTTAAAGTAATACAGTAGTCCTAGAGATTTGTTAGCATTGTATCCTGGTAACACTGGTATGTCCATTTCATTGCTTAATAAACTTGCGTTCTGTCTATCTAATTCACTTAATGCGTTGTAAGCTAACAAGTCAGTGTCGAGATCATTTCGATCCAGTTCTTTATTATTGTCCAACTTGTTGTTATCCAATGCTGAAAATTTCAACAGGTCAACGTCTAAGGCATTAAAGTCTAGTATGCCTTTTTCTTTCTTAGCAGTACCAGCATGTGTGTCTTCCTGTACTTCTGGAGGTCTGCTGATGATCAACATGTTATTGATATTGGCTTGATCCAGTTTGACTATAGCAGGCTGAGTTGGCGGCGAACTAGCAGAAGATACCAGTGTTGCCTGATATGGTACATCTAACAACACTACACCTGCTAGATTGCTGACTTCGATGGCGCCAGTTACACAGCCCTTGCTGTCACAACTTGGCAACAGTATTACTAGGCTACGTCCAAGTTCATCCACTGTCATTGAAAAGTCTGTACCTCTTACCGCAATAGTTGCTGTGGGAGTTTTTATTGCGACCTGTTGTGGGTTATTCTTGGCAATTTGCCCGCTGGCATAGCGAGCAGTGCCCATGGCCATATTTAAAGCCAGTTTACCTGTGCCTTTCTTTGGATCATAAACAAAATCATCTATGATCAGTTTGCTGTGTTCTGTGAGTTTGACTGTGGTCTTATCGTCAAAGGTCAGTTCTGCCTTGCCTCGGGCAGTACTGACCGTATCATTCATTTCTACACCTGTGTTTATGCTTGAAGGTATGCTCTTCTTTTCACGTAGTATCTCTGTTGGGCCTGTCTGTTCAGTAACTTTACCTACACCAGCATTACTAATTACCGGACTGAGTAACGTTAATATTATTATTAGCACCGTTGCTGGTAATAACTGCATTTTTGGTTGTTGCTCCGCTTTGTGTTAGTGTTACTGCATTGGCCGCACCCGATGTGCCGCTACCAGAAACTGTGATTTCACCTGAATGTAGTCCTACACCACTTGCGGTATGTGTTACATTGTTATAGTTTCCGTTGATAGCGATTGTGCTTTTTACAACACCTCCACTTAACATCTGTACTGTATTGTTACTGTTGCCTGTGATCTCTGATCTAATAATACTGGCATTACAACTAGAACTTAATGCTGTGCCACATCCAATGGTTTGAGTGTTGCTGTTGCCGTCCGCTGATACAACTACAGTAGCACCAGTTCCATTAGCGGCATTATTAATAATCATGCTGATACTATTACCAGAGCCTATCTGACTTATAGTCACATCATTGAAATCGCCCAAAATTAGTGCGGCATCAGTGGTATTACCTGTTCCACCGACGTTACCATTAACAAGGTTGCCAGCGCCAGTTTGTGTTATGGAAACAATAGCATTATCACCAATTTGCTCAACATAAACATCGTTGGCCCACGCTCCCGATGACAGCATTCCAGATGTCATTAGTATTGCAAGTATTTTTCTCGACAACTTGCCACCGCCTTTTAAACTTTTGTTCATAATTCTCTAGATTTGGGTTGAACAGTTTGTTTGTAATTGTTTACAAACGCTTAGTTTATGCCCCGCATCGCTCCTTGGCCATTGGCCATTATTGTTATTGCCACCTTTTTATTTAAATACATCTACCACTTAATAATACTCCGCTGTTATTTTTTCGTTACTCTAAGGTGTAAAAAAATTTACACTGTTGAAAAATCAACACCGCGTACTACTACTGCTGTTTACCAATAAGTACATCCTTCTTGATAAAACCTTTACGCTTTTCAGTGTCTCTTACTTCTATCCAATCGTTTTCGCTACCTACGATTGTAACAACTGTGCCTTTCTTAAACTGCCAAATCTTTATACTCTTTTCATCCCGCTCTTTATAGATGTATTGAGCTTCTTTTAATACCACTTCGTTTGGTAATGCTTCTAACTCTTTTACTTCAGAGGGGGTACTGGGTACGGCTTCGGCTTTGGTTTCGGTGATGGCTTGCGGTTGAACCACGACATCTTTCTTCTCCTCTACTTTAATTTCTTCTTTTACTACTGCTTGTGCAGGTTTTTTATATCTCCAAATGCCTTTCTTTTCGCCTTCAACAATCATATCGTAAACAGCCTGTTCGATGGCCACTCGCACAGCATAAGTAGTAGGCTCATTCATGGCCACGCCATTTTCTAATTCTAGTGCTTTAGTTCCTGCGTCTACAAAACGTAATACACCAACGTTGTGTTGTGTACTAAAAATAGTCTTACTTACTGCTGTGGTCAACAATACTTCGCCTGAATTAACACTAATCAATCTCATGGAGATCACTATCTCATCTACACGATATTGTTGACTGCCGCCAATGCCCAAAAATCTAGCACCATTGCCGCCTGATCTTATATTGCTGTCATAGCCAATGATACCACCTTCTATCATTACACCTGCCACTGTCATTGGTTTAAGTGGTCTAGCATCCTTACCTTCGTACACTTCTCTTTGGTTGCGTATTAGTTGGCGTTCTTTGATCAAGTTGTCTAATCCAACACGCTCGACTACCTTAAACCAATTCTTTGAATCTTGTAGACTTTTGATTAGGAATACTTCAGCACCCTGTGTCACTGCTTTACTAAACACCGCCAACTTGTCGTTAGGTTTCATTTGTCCTGTTTTGTCCTGGAACCCGTACACGGCAATGGTAATGGCAGGCCCATCTAATTCTGGTATCTTAGTGGTTAAACTTTCTCTAGGTTGTAGAGCCACTGGTTCTTCCTTACCTGACTCCATCTGCACATGGGCACATCCAGACAATGCTGTTGCTATTACAAATGATAAAATAAATCTTTTCATTAGAAGGCAAAGCTCGCTATTGGTACAGTAATTTCTGTTCGACCACCGTTAGCGTCAAGTATGGTCAATGTAACATCAGTGGCTGATTTGACCCAACTGATTGTGCTACCTTGAAAATTCATAGTACCACTTGTGGCACTGCCTTCGGTAAACATCTGATCCGCTAACTGTTTGGATAATTGTGCGTAGATACGTGCTTCCACGTTGACTAGAAATTTGGCTAGGTTGGTGCTTTTAGCCGCAGTTTCTGCTTTGGCGATGGCCGCAAGTTCTTCTGCTTTGATTTCTTTTTTCTTGGCTTCTTCTAACTGGTGAATAGTGAGAACGTGCTGACTAAATCCATTGCCTGGTATAAAGGCTGGGCTTTGAAAGTTGTGTATTAGCTCAGCAGAAGTTACGGGTGCCAGAAATGTTAGTGGCAATAGTGCTAGTAATGCTATTACTCTTGGTTTGGACATGACGATTCGCTCCCGCTGTATTCCTTATTAGTATTTACTACTAATAATGAAATTATTAAACTAGCGGAGAATAAGTGCGTAGATTACTATGATGTAAACGGGAGGTGATCGTTTGGATTTGTGCTGTTAGGAACAGCGGGATTATCTAATGATTGATTAGGATCAGTATTGGTGCTAGTGTTAATCTCTGGTGCGCGAGGTTTTGGTTTGACTTTTGTTGCTGGTGTTACAGTATCTTTAGGTACTACCGGAGTAGTATCTGTAGTAGCAGTTACCGGTGCCTCTGGTTGGTTGTTGGTGCGGTTTTTAACTAAATCTAGTAAGTGATCTAATTCAAATGTATGAGTAATGCGTCCAGATTTTAAAATAGCAGGACGTACATGGAAAATACTTTTTCCAGACTTCATATCTTTGATATACAAATGCGGTTCAGTTTTAGACTTTGGATCAAAATATACACCTAAGTCAACAAATTTAGCCAACTGAATAATTTGTTGTGGATTTAACTTATAATAATTTCCTTTAGGGTCAAAGTTAACGTATAATAAACGTCCTTTACCTTGGATAGAATTTGTAAGTTTCATTAACAATCTATGTATAAAACTACCTTCTTCTTTATCAGTCATACTGCTAATTTCGTTGTCTAATTCTTGCGCCGCGATTGCATACATTTGTCTTACGGCCGCCTTACGTGCATCTAGGACTGCTCTCGGTTCATCAGCATCGCCTTTCTTTTTACGTGGCTTTTCCATAAATTTAGTTGCTTCAATTGCACTATTAGCCTGTGCATCTGATAATCCTAAAATATTAAAGAATTTAAAAGTACCTTCTAATGTATTACCGCTTGCTTGGTCATACATGTCACTACCCGCTTTAATACTCATATTTAAGTGCGGTAATGTACGTTCTATTGCATTGCCTTCTTTGTCAAATCGTTTAACGCCGTCATCGTAAACAGTTTTAATATCTGTCTTTGCTCCACTTAGCCCAACCACTGCAATATGGATTGGGTCACGTTTAACATTGTTGGCAAAGAATCTACTATAACGTCCTAAGTCGCCTTCAGTATTAACATAAGTTACAATGCCTTGCAATGTTCCCCATGCTTTTTTATCATCTTCATTAACTTCAACAGCTCTATTAAAACTTGGAGTACTTACATTAATTTTAATAGATATTTTATCTTTGATTCCGCCTTCGGGTGGTTGTCTTATATCGTCAATAGTTTTGCTATATTCTGCGACTGAGGTTGGAGTTTTACTTGCTACTCCGGTATCAGGATTAACCACATTAACAATGTTTTCGCGGGTCTTTAGTAGCTTGCCAATTTTAATTACATCTGCTGGGGTTATTTCAGATTTTTTTCGTGCAATTAACTTGGCAAAGATAGCCATGGACTTTAATGCTTCAACTGTAGGGCCAAGATTGCCAATAGATTCTTCGCCTTCTGCACTAACTGACTTACCGCCTAAATCGTTTGTTTTAACTAGCTGAGAAAGGACAACACCGCCAAGAGTAGCAGGAAATAATGATTTATCAATTGCAACACCTTTGCCATCATAGTTAGAACTATATAATCTTTTAAGATTGGCAATTTCTGCTCCGCTTGCCTTAATCTTAACGTAGGAACCGTCAACTTTTAAAAAGTTGTCTTTTTTAATAAGTCTTTTGATAAGTGAGGCTAAACGATCTCGGAGATAGAAATCCGCTTTTTTTAGTTTGGCGGCTTCGGTTAAAAATGATTCGGTTAAAATGTCAATTACACGCATAGTGTAATATTTATACTATTTCAGGGAACAGGCATTCTTGTATGAAATGCTGGACATCTTCCTCACTAAGCCCTAAACTGACCATTACACGCGGTGTATGGGGGTTACACTTTTGATTTTGTGCGTAGTAATTCTGTGCTTGTGTAGTATCTATTGCTGTATTGTTAGTTTCAGCTACTGTGCTTAGATAGTGTGCTACAGTGGTTTTAGCTAGATTTGTAATTTGTTCCAGTTCTGCTTCATCTTGTACATTGGCCGCGGCTACCATACTACCGCTGAATATGTTAGTAGCCCACTCAGGAAGGGCACGTTCTCTGCGCCATTCTAGTTTGGCTACTTCATCTGCAAACCAAGACATCATCGGGTGATCAGCATCGCCCGCTTTTGAATAATCATGAAAACAGCCGGTAATTTTGTTCTTACCAGCAATAACATCAAAGCCGTATATTGGAGCAGGATTATGAGTGTGTGGGAAAATGCAACAGTGCATCATCCAAAGTCCTTTTGATTCACGGGCATCCACAACATCAACGTGTGCCCTGCGATATGCTTCACTTGTCCAAACTCTGTTAACCCAACCGGGTTGATTGAATCGATCCATGCCGGGCTCGAATGTTTCTGTGCCAGTGGCATCAAAACTTTCTTCTAATAACTGCTGTATACCTATTAGTGTATCCCAGACTTTACTCATTGACTTCCTTTTCTAAGTCGTCAAACATATCTGCCGCAAATTTAAAGCATACAGCCGCTTCTTCTGCTAGACTGTCATCCAGTTTAGCACGAAGCAAGTTTTTAATTTCAACTGGATCTCCGTCAAACTGATAATACTTGCCTGCGCCAGGAACACGTTTGGCAATCATTTGCCCGCCGGATAGATCTCCAAAGTGTCTAACATACAGGTGGGCCAGCAATTTTTTAGGATCATCTTTAATAGCCATTAAATGATCATGATAGCGTTGTACTGTTGGAACTTGATTTGGTAGTTTTTCTTTATCTGTCCATAGCTCTAAAAAGTCTGCATGAATAGCAGGAGCTCTACGAATAGCAGGATAGTCATTCATCAAGCCATGCATCATTGCCATAGCTTCTAACAAGTCGTAGCATCTATGTTGATTAAACAAGTATGTAGCGTATGCTTCTGGTGTAATCTTACCTGAAAATAATACTTTAACAAACGGGCGTGTTTCAGCGTATTTGTGATGTTCCCATGTTAAGTCTTTTAAGCTCATTCTTCTTCCAATTTAATTTGTAATGGAAACCCGTTGGTTCTAGCAAGTTGAGTTGACTCAACAGCCTTTGCTTCAGCAATTTCAAAACTGTATACTCCTGCAATGCCAGCGCCTTGCTCGTGTACAGTGATCATTATATCTCTAGCAGTATTTTCAGTATGCTTGAAAATCTCTACCAGTACGCCAACTACAAAATCCATAGGAGTTGCGTCGTCATTAAGTACTATGACTTTCCAACGTTTAGGTTCTTGTACAGTAACCTTAATTTTTTCGTCTAGTTGGATATCAGTGCCTGCCATTTTAGTTCTCCGGGTTAGTGGAAGAGTTGCCTCTTCCACTGTTATTTACTTTATTTAATTGTGATTTGACGTGGTTTAAGAGCTTCAGGAACAATACGCTCGATTTCAATTTTAAGCATACCGTCCTTAACTTCTGCACCTCGAACTTCCATATACTCAGCTAGAGTAAATTGTTGTTCAAAGTCACGAGCGGCTAAGCCACGATGTAAGTATTCCACTGTGTCTGTATTAGCAAATTTCTTACCTGTAATTAACAATTGATCTTGATCAATTTCTACAGTAATTTCATCTTTGCTAAAACCAGCAACCGCCACTTCAATTCCATAGTGTGTATCATCATACTTCACAATGTTATGTGGAGGGTAGTTTCCGTTTACATGACTTGGTACGTTAAAATAACGATCAAATCCTACTAGTGCTTTACTTAGTTGTGCCAAAGCGGCAGTGTCAATAGTTCTTAGTTGCATGTTAGTCTCCTTTATTAAGCAAGAACTTTACAGGACCCATTTAGGCGTCCTGTATGTTTGTATTATATTACTTCTGTGTGGGTGTGTCAACTTCTGTGAAGCTCGCATCCACTGTTTGACCTTCGGCAGGTTGGTCAGCTGGTGCGGCATTCTTTGCGGCCTCTGCGGCCTGTTTCTTTTCAAATACAGGCTTGCCTGATTCAAAAAGATTCTGTACTGACTTTTGAATAGCTTCTGGATCTTCTCCAACAACTGCATCGTCTACACCTTTAAGTGCAGTTTCGACGGCAGTCTTTTCTTCTTCGGTCAATTGTTCTTTAACTTCTTCAAAGTCTTTCTTAAAGCTATGAGTAGCACCATCAGCTTGATTACGTGCTTCGATAAGCTCTTTGGCTTTCTTATCAGACTCTGCATTTTGTTCAGCTTCTTGTACCATGCGTTGGATTTCAGCTTCTGTTAAACCGCTATCGGATTTAATAGTAATCTTATTTTCCTTACCAGTGCCTTTGTCCTTAGCACTGATATGCATGATACCATTTGCATCAATGTCAAAGGTAACTTCAACTTGTGGCATGCCGCGTGGTGCTGGTGCAATGCCGTCAAGATTAAACTCGCCTAGAATCTTATTAAACTTGAATAGTTCACGTTCGCCTTGTCCAACTTTGATAGTTACAGCTGGTTGATTGTCTTCAGCAGTGCTGAATGTTTGGCTGGCTTTGGTTGGAATAGTTGTGTTCTTTTGAATAACTTTGGTGAACACTCCGCCCATTGTTTCAATGCCTAAGCTCAATGGAGTAACGTCTAGCAATAGCACGTCAGTCTTATCGCCTGCTAGTACAGCACCTTGTACTGCGGCACCTGCGGCCACTGCTTCGTCCGGGTTAACGTCTTTACGTGGAGCCTTGCCAAACAGTTTCTCAACTGCGGCTTGTACTTTAGGCATACGTGTTTGTCCACCCACTAGGATAACTTCGTCAATGTCTGCGGCTGTTACATTAGCATCTGCCATAGCTGTCTTGCATGGCTCAATCGAACGAGTAATCAAGTCTTCGACCATTTGTTCAAACTTAGCACGAGTAAGTTTAACGTTCAAGTGTTTAGGACCACTTGCATCTGCTGTAATGTATGGCAAGTTGACATCTGTACTGGCCGCGCTGGACAATTCGATCTTGGCCTTTTCAGCTGAGTCTTTCAAACGCTGTAGGGCCAACATGTCTTGTTTAAGATCGATGCCGCTTTCTTTCTTGAACACAGCAACCAAGTGATCCATAATGGCTTGGTCAAAGTCTTCACCGCCAAGGAATGTGTCGCCGTTTGTGGATAGTACTTCAATTTGTTTGTCGCCATCAATGTTGGCAATTTCAATAATTGAAATATCAAATGTACCACCACCCAAGTCGTATACCGCAATCTTGCGATCCTTCTTGTCTTGTTTGTCCACACCATATGCCAGTGCGGCCGCTGTTGGCTCGTTGATAATGCGCAGAACTTCTAGGCCTGCAATGCGTCCGGCGTCTTTGGTTGCTTGGCGTTGACTATCATTAAAATATGCAGGTACTGTAATAACTGCTTGTGTTACTTCGTGACCGAGATAGTCTTCAGCGGTCTTTTTCATTTTGCGAAGTACTTCAGCCGACACTTGTTGTGGCGCTAATTTCTCGCCATTTGCTTCAATCCATGCATCGCCGTTTTCAGCTTTGACAATACCGTAAGGCATTAGGCCAATGTCTTTCTGCACTTCTTTTTCTTCAAACTTACGTCCAATAAGACGCTTGCTTGCATAGATTGTATTTTTGGGGTTTGTTACTGCTTGTCGTTTAGCTGTTGCACCAACGAGAATCTCGTCTTTGGTGTAAGCCACGATTGATGGTGTTGTTCTAGCACCTTCGCTGTTTTCAATTACTTTGGCAACTCCATTTTCTAGGATTGCTACACAGCTATTTGTTGTACCTAAGTCGATACCGATGATTTTGCTCATATTGTTCTCCTTTAATTAAGCAAGAATATGTAGGCCCTTACGGCGCTCTACAAATTTATTTATCTCAGACGTTCTCTGTTTTAAAGATATTGGACCAGATTTTAAGTTTTTCACGTTTGGCTTCAGCCGCACGTTCAATATTAGTCCAGCTTACAATATCAAGCTCTTGTAGGATTTCTACCATTGCTTGTAAATCACCAAGCTCTTCTTCCAAATGTTCTCTATTAGTTTTGGGTTTACCTGGCTTAAGATTATCAAGTCCAAAGCGGCTGATTTTACTTACCGCTTGAATAACTTCTGCACATTCTTCTTGGAGAATGTCCATTACTTCTTTAGTTTGTGCGTTCATAGGATCTTTTGGAAAATCAATTGGATTGTCTGTATTTGTATAATGCATGTTATCTTTCATTTTTAAAAGGTGTAATGTAGTTACCTTCTCTTGTCGTACTGCTACGCAAAAGTGTATAAACATTTTGAATACCAACTGCTTGGTTGTAAGCATCTTGTAATGCGTGGTGTGCTGTTACTGTGGGACGCTTAGGATCAATGCCTAAGTCAAAAGCAGTACGCACATCGCGGATCTGCCAAAAACTCCATGGAATTGCTTTGTTGAGTTTACGATATGCTGTTTCACAAATTGGAATATCAAAGCAAGCACCGTTGGCCCAAACACGCTTTGCGCCCCAACAAAACTTATAAAGTTTTTCCATTGCGTCACGTATGTGAATACGGCCTTCAGTACTGAAGGCCTCATCTTGTGCTTCTTGACTTTGGTTAGCCCACCATGCTATAGTATCATCGTTCACTGCAAGTCCAAGTTCGTCACAGCTATCCAAATCTACTCTAACATAGAAAGAATCCATTGCGGGTTCTTCGATGTCTTTCCCAAACGGGTCAAACTTTACAGCACCAATTGTTAGAATTGTAGCATCAGTTGAAGTTGCTAGCGTTTCCAAGTCAATCATAATATCCGTATTGGCCATTTAAATTCTTTCTTTATTGTGAACTTAAATTATAACAGATACTATGGTCTACGTCAATACATTTTCTTAGGTAATTGCTCTTTTTCCAGCTTCTTTTTATATCGATTTATCGCGGCCGATTTCTTACGTTTACGTTCAGTAGTTGGCTTTTCATAAAACTCTTTTTTACGGAGTGTATCCAAAAGACCACTGTCTTCAATCTTACGTTTAAATCGGCGAAGTGCTTGTGTTATGTTTTCATTATCTTTGACAGTAACACGATTACCATCATACCGCTTTTCTCTACTCATCAGTTTCATCCTCTTCGTTGTCGTCGTGCATTTGCTGTACAATCCAGTCCAAATTGTAAATTCTGTTTTTGTTGATTAAACCATAAGGAGTAATCTCGTCGTTAGTTATATAGTGTGTATTTGGCTGGGCTAACAAATAAGTGATAAACTTTTGAGTAATTGGATCACAATTATCAACATCTATTATAGTAACATCACATTGGTTGGCTACACTTAGCAACCAATCAATATCGTGCTCGTTTTCATCATAGATGAATACATTAATTTCTTCTATATTGTGACTTAATATAGTTTGAAATTGTTGTTTAACATGCACACTTGGTTTTACCAAAAGATAACCCAAGTTCATATTGAACAGCTTATCTGGTGGTGTTATCAAATTAATCTTTCCTAAGCTCATATATCCTTCTTGCAAAATATTCTAATTGTTCTATGGGGTATCCATAAAATTTTGGACCAACATTCTTTATATGTTCAACAAATTTATAAAGTTCAGGGTCTGTAGCCTCGTCTATATTTAAAGTTCTAAATTGATCCGAACCATATGCACTGTATAGTTGATCGCGTGGTTTAAAATTAGTTGCCTGATTAATCCTTGCCCATAATGTACCAGTGCCTTGTTCTGCGTTCTGTACATAATCGTTACTTATTAACGGTTTTTGATCTGGACGGTTCCGTCTGGTGCCTTCATCATGTAAGTCTTTTTTTTTGATTCGTCGGACTCAATAACTTCTGTAAGATCAGGCTTATTTCGCTCGTTGGTATGTTCAACAAGTTCAGGAAGTATTTGATATTTACGAGCTTCCTTCTCGACTATCTCTTTATTTGCCTCTGCTTCTGCCTCTGCAATCATGGCGTTCCATTGCTCTATTGGCTGTGGAATTTCTTGATCTGACGATTCCTGTCCAGTTATATCACCTCCTAGTGCTGTAACAGGCGTTTCGCTTGGTGCCTCAGTTTGATTAATATTTGTAGTTTGATCTGCTGTTGTTGGAAACGGCCATGTGACTTCCGGATAGTCTGGTTCGTGATGGTCGTCCAAAACAGTATACTTGATTTCAGGTTCTGATATTTCTTCGTTAGGAATGTGTTCTGTAGGTTGCGGCACAAAGTCATTAATACTCACAGCCTTAATAGGTTCTGAGTCTTCACGTTTCCAACCAAATGTCATTTGTGCGGCCAGTAACATAATAACTGCTAAGGGATCAAACACAACTACAATGAGTACAATAATCCATGTTACTGCTTTTTCCAACATGTTCTCATCTGCGCCATGTTCACCGTATATAAATTTGGCAATGTATTTTATTGGGCCAACTTCTGCCTCAACCTTGCGTACTTCTGCCGCGATTGGAGCACGCTCTTGGCTAACTGCGGCAATAGTTTTCTGTTCGGACGCGATCTCAGACTGAAGCCTTGCACGTTCTTTCTGCTGACTACGTCTAATTTGAACTGCTTTCTCGGCACCCTTTTCGTCACTGCTTCGGCCCATGACTTGGTCCACAGCTTCATCCATCTGTTTAAGAGCTTTACGGTTTGCATCTATATTGTCTTTGCTTGTTTTGATCTTTTCGTCGTAAATGGCAATCTTGCTTTGAACATCACCTGACACTAAGTTTTGATCGTTGTGTGCTTTGGAAAGGAATCCAAAGATACCCATACTGGTGATCAGCATGAGAATGGCCACTGCTGAAATCATATAGTACTTCATGTAAGCAGGAGCACGAGTCCAGTTGGCTTTGAGCCAAGAGGCGCAGACAAGTTTACCTACTTCTAGAGCCGATCCCATGATTATGATTGGGATCGCCGCGGCAGAAAATATTGCGGTCAGACCTACTACACTATAGTAGATTGCGACCGCAGATATTGTTAAGCCAGTTAGTAGTAGTAAGTACGCTAAAATCATCCGATCCTTAATTGAATAAAGTTGACTCGTCGATTAATGTAACTGCCACCGTACTCAATGTTTGTATGGCAGTCATACCAGTTGCAGTAACACTGATTGGTAATTGTTGGCCGCCAGATACGCTGGTGTTGTAAACACGCATGTTTGCTGTTGTAGTGGCTTGAATCCCTAATGCAATTTCGTTGGCAATACGTTTGGCTGTGGTATCCATTGCGGCACTGTTGACATCATTGCCCAATGCAGTAGCACCTTGTAGTGTACCAGTTAATGCTATCATTGCCGGACGATCGTATGCCACTGTGAAATCAATTCTAGTTGATTGTGTATCTGCTGTGGCTTCTGTGTTTCCACTGGCCGCACTGTCCATTGTGATATCACGAATTTGACAATCACCCAAACCTGTCAAACGGTTCACGATGTTGCGGAAGCGCATATTGCCTCTGGCTCTGGCTTGCCCCTTGGCCAATGATGAAGGCGGGCTAGCAAAAGCATCCCAGCTGTTTGGTGTCACACCACCGTTGTCTGCAGAGTCAGCTGTTGGGTAATATGTGGTATTACTCATTGTGATAGTAACTCTGTACATTTCAGCTTGTAGCTGGTTTGTGTCGTTTTGAAATCCTGATGGCATTATTATGCTCCTATTAATATCATATATTTATCAGCAATTAGCCCTAATGAGTAATTCTACACTAGGGCTATGCTAAAAGCAAGTTATTTGAACACAATAAGTGCTAACAAAGCGGCCTGCACAAAGAACCCAAATCCTATTGTAACAATATTTAATAGATCCTTCTGGATAGTTGCTTTAATAAACAAGCAAAACAGGCCCGCCCAAACAAATAGCACTAAATCTACAGGAGGCATTTTTTCAGTTAGCCCTGTAAGTACTGCTATCATAGTTGGAATTGTGGCTAGGTGCATTAGAATAACTGCTATCCAGCCCATTGTTTCCGCACTCACATGCGGTGCGTGTTCTTTAACTGCTTTTACCCACAAATCTAAATTAAAAAGATCGCTGATGTTAGTTTTAATACGTTCTGTAAGAATAGTCAAATTCATGTTATCTCCTAATTATAAAAAATGTGTCGACCAATTTTGGCCACGGGCTGTTTGCCCCATTTGGGGTTAATGTAATCACCATGGAAGTAAAGTGCATTTTTAACTGAAGGCAATCTAAATCCTTCTAGTAGCACTTTTTTGGCTACCTCCATACTTTCTGTATATACCGGACCATTCATAGGCTTTTTAGCACTAGGGCCTGCACAGTACCAGCTGAACTGGCAAAGTACTTTTTCGTATACTACATTCTTTTGATATACAACTTGGCAGATGTCACTGGGAAATTGTCCGCTTTCTGCTCTGTTGATTGTAACTTGTGCAACTGCGACCTTGCCTTCAAAAGGTTCGTAGCCTGCTTCGTGGTATATGTTACGAGCTAGACAGTCTAGTTGCTTCTGTCTTAATTCTGCTGTAACTGGACTCGCTTGTTCGCGAGCTGTTTTTAGGGTGTCCAGTTTATAGTTAACTGCCTTAACCCCTGCTAGTCCTACTAACACCATTGCTAATATAAAGACTGCTGTTTTGATAATGCGTATCATATGATTTTCTCCTTTACGCTGGATCACGGAATCGCTAGTCCCGTCATTATTAATTGGCTCTGATACATCTCCTTGTGCGTTAAAAGCCTACTGCTTGTTTGTACTCCAAACCTTTTGAGGTACAATATATAGTTATGCCATGATAGCCGGTATAAAAACATAAGTTTAATGGTTATCTGCGCATTTTACTAATATCTACTGCTTGTTCGTCGCTAAAGACGGGTACAGCGTTACTTTTGTGCATGGTCGCAATGCCTTTTACCATAGTTCCTGTGTAAACTTTTGGAGGCTTGAGTGTGGCATTGCCGCCGCCAGTGTCTCTGCTGGGATGTTTGACATCGGTACCGTATCTACTGTATGGCTTGCTATCCGGCTTCCAAACTTCGGCAGTCATGGCACGATTGCGCTTTTTTTCTTCTGCTTCAATGCCCCAACGCTTTTGCAGTTCTTTCCAGCTTTCTTCCTGCTCACGTGCTTTTCTGGCATGTTCTGCACTAGCGAATTTCTTTTTACCTTTTTTCTTGCCTGTGGTATTGAGCCACGGACCTTCTAAATGCATACTCAAAATAATCTCCAAAAGTTATAACACTAGCTAGTATTATACAGCTATCTGCACTTAAAGTCAAGTATTTTTGGTTTAAACTCTAAATGATTCGCCACACCCACAGCGATCACGTTCGTTTGGATTGATGAAATCAAATCCTTCATTGAGTCCATTGCGGACCCAATCCATTGTTATGCCATTCAGATAGGCCAGGCTTTTAGCATCTACTAATACAACAAAATCTTTTTGGGCATAATTAGTTACGCCAACTTCTGCTGTATATTCATCTACATATTCGATAGTGTATGCTAATCCACTACAACCGGTAGTCCTTACACCCAAACGTATGCCAACGCCCTTGCCACGCTTTTGTAAATTCTGTTTGATTTTTTTAGTGGCTGTTTCGGTTACGGTAATCATTTACAGCCGCCTTGATTGCATCTTCTGCCAGGATAGAGCAATGAATCTTGACAGGAGGCAGGGCGAGTTCTTCTGCAATCTCTGAGTTTTTAATCTGTTGCGCTTCGTCAAGTGTTTTACCCTTAACCCATTCAGTAACTAACGAACTACTCGCAATCGCTGAACCGCAACCATATGTCTTAAATTTTGCATCTGTAATGATTCCGTCTTCTACTCGAATTTGAAGCTTCATTACATCGCCACAGGCAGGGGCACCGACCATACCCGTTCCAATAGTCGGATCATCTTTAGCAAACGATCCTACATTGCGGGGATTTTCATAATGGTCAATGACCTTATCGCTGTATGCCATATAGTATTTATAGTATTATTTTACTTCTTTACGGGCGTTCTTAACTGCGGTAACATCGTTACGTGTGTCTTTGCATAATTTAGCCAAATCTTGGCAATGCTTACGAACACGAGTTCCGGCCGCGCCAACTTCCTTGTCGTAAAATTTCTCAAAATCATTTTCCATTGCTTCGATGATTGCAGTGAATTCTGCGAATTTATTTGTAGCCATATATTTCTCCTTTAAGGCAAGTACCAAGTACTTATACCTAGTGTACAGGGGTTAAAAATAAAGGTCAACCTTATTGATTAAGGATTTGGCAAGTTAGTAAGAACGTTATCACTTCCGGTATTGATTTTGGTACCGCTAGCAAAGGCATCGTTAACTCTGGCAACTTTTTCGTTTTGTGCATATACATCAGGAGATCCAGACAATATTTTTGAGCCTTTTGAATTTGAACTATTGAGTAAAGCTATGGGCTGATTGTTAATAAACACTGAGGGAATTTTGCCATTGGAATCTAATCTATTGCCTTTTGTGTCTACATCGGAATTAATTCTTGCAGTTTTCATAATTAACCAGGTACTACCGGCGGAGTTGCAACAGCACCAGTTTTAGCCAGATCGATACGATTGTTGTTTTCTCTAAGAAGTCGATCGGCTCTTTGTTTGCTAAACACACTTGTCACAGCTATTTCAGCTTCATAGTAATATTCAACTAATTTTTTACCAACGGCAGTATCTAAGACTATTTCTGTTGCCAATTTAAATCCTTCGGTTGTAGCTGTTACTGCTGTTTCAATAATTATACCAGTAGCGGCCGTTGCACTGTTGATATCAACAATACTGGCAACTTTTTCCTGTATATTAGTCGCAAAATCTTTCTTTGGTACTACAGTTGGTGTATCTCCAGCTTTGATCTGTGTTTCAGTTACTACTGCTTTATCAAATTGATTTTTATCCAGTTGATCAACTACTGCCAACTGAGCCACAACATTTGCTTTATTTCGATGACTGTTAGCGATCCCGGCGTGCTTGGTCAGTTTTTCAATTTCAGTATTTGTTTTATTCGTCGCTGTTATAATTGTTTCTAAATTACCATTAATTTGACCAAGGTGAGTAGATATATCGACCATTGTCTGATAACTAAGATTCAAGGACTGTGCTATCGAACCAGGAAGAGCGACTCCGTCTGGTGCAGGAGTAAATGTGGTTGCTAAAAATGTAGTCTGAGCCGCAACAGCCGTGGTTAATGCACCAATTGCGATTGCAACATCGTTTTCAGTAATAACAGTAGTACCGCCGGTACTCATAGTTACGGTTGTTGTAGTCATTTAACTTTTCTCCTATTGCTAGTATTTATACCAGCTTAATTCCGGTGGTATTTTGAATATACGTATCCGATGCGTCTTTATCTGTTGGAGCCAGTACCATCACTGTAGCTCTGCTGATAGTAATATTTGCATCTGGGCTTGTAGTAAACAAAAAGGGAACCAAAGCTATGCCTTTTTGACTTGCGGTCAGTACCAATGGTTTACTAACTGTAATAGTCATTGGGTTTTCTTCAACTAGTTTAGCGACAATTTCTTCGCCCGCAGTTGTTTTAATTGTTACTACTTCGCCTATTGCAATACCTTTGTTAATTATCATGTTTATCCTTTGAGTGTGTTAAAAAATTCTTCGTCTTTGCCAGCTAGGCCTTGAAAGCCTCCAGGTAGGAGAATGCCATCCTTGAAAATTTGTGGAACTGAACGCAAGCCTTGATCCATTAAGAATTCTCTAGCGTCCGGATCATCTTCCATTTTGACTACTCGAAATGGAATTTCTTTACTTTCTAATAATGCTTTTGCTCTGTCACAAAATGGACAGTTATTTTTACTGTATACGGTAATCATACTTTTCTCTTATAATGCTGGCAATGCATCATAGTCCAATGCATCACTCATAACACCAATAACATAATTGGTGCTTTCACTTTCTTGTAGTGCTGTTTGTTTATTGCTTGTGTTAACATGTTTATTAAACCAAGGAATAGGTGTACTCTTAGGAGCAGGGCTGTTGTACTTGATACCAATATCTTTAAGTGCGCCCACTGCTGTATAGTCTACAAAGTCTTTAAGAATGTTAGCGTTCAATCCAATTACAGGACCCATTTTAAACAAATAGTCTGCCCATTGTTTTTCTTCGCGTATAACATCCATATACAAATTATACACTTCTTGTTCACATTCGCCTTTGATTTCGGCAAACCTTGTATCTTCTTTGATCACTTGATTAATCAAATAAGCAGTCCACCCTTTGTGTAACAATTCGTCTTGTAAAATCAAACTGATGATATTGCCATTGCCAATAAAGATCTTATTCTCAACCATAGCCAGGCTTGTGGCAAAGCTAACCATAAAGCGGAACGCTTCTAGTGCATAGCTAGCGTGTAATGCCATATAGATTGCCTTAATGTGTGTGCGATCATTAATCTTTTCGCCTGTTTCTTTACGACAGTTGATTACATGTAATGCATCGTAATATTCTCCCACACTAGAGGCCATGCCAATGATTTCTTCAGTATCATGGATGGAATTGAACACATCCTTTGGTACGTTATAGATATTACGAATGATATGACTGTAACTCTTTGAGTGAATGTTAGTTTCAAAGAATCCCCAATTGTACATCAGTGCTTCCACTTCGGGCAAACTACACACAGGCGTAAACACCTGTGTTGGTCCACGACCTTGTAAACTATCTAGTGCTGTTTGACGTAACAAGTTACTTGTGAAGATATGTTTGATAGCATCACTTGCTTCTTTAAAGTCGTTTGAATCTTTGGTTAGGCTAATTTCTTCTGGTTGCCAAAAGAAACCACGTGCTGTTGCTTCAAAGTCTGCAATCTTTTTATACTTAACTTCTTCAAAGCGTTGTATGGTAACTGGGCCTGCTGGATCTAGAAACATTTTACGATTAAGATAGTCTGTTTTTGTTTTTAAATTATATTGTTCTTTACTCATTTTGTTTCCAATGTTATTTGCCCATCTATGATTGTTATTCGCTTAACAGATTTGCCGTCAACATATACAGGAACCTCTGCAAAGTTCTTTTTAATGTTGCTAGCATCAGCTTTGTATGCTAACTGTTGCCATGCTTTGAAAAGTTCTTGATGTAAATCATATGCGTCCATTTACATACTCCCAATTAATAATCTTCCATTGATTCTCTAAATACTTTTTCTTATCTTGTTGATAGTCCAATGCCCAAGCATGTTCCCACCAGTCAACTAATACCACAATGTCTTTCTTAATCTCATGATTGACGATTGTTTTAATCTTGCCATCCTTGCTAAGATAAATCCAACCACTGCCTTGAATTGACATTGCTTCTTTTTCAAAAGCATCTTTAAATTTAGCAAAAGTTTTATAATGCTTATTGATAAGTTCTAATACTGCACCAACTGGAGCATTGTTGCCTGTAGATTCCTGATACTGTTGGAATAGAATATTATGTAAAAATACACCTGCTTCATTGAACACCGGATCACCTTCGCCTGCGTTGTATCGCTTGGCATAAGTCTTGGCAAGATTCTCATAATGATACTCGATAGTATCTTTTGATATTGCTGGACTTAGATCGTTCTTACCGTAAGGTAGAGCATCTATTTTTAGTGATGCTGGTCTACCTTCAGTAATGAATTGTCTAATAAAACTGTAACTCATAGCTTACAACTCTCGCAATCATCTTCCATATCGTCATAATGGAATCCGTTTACTTGTACTCCATTAATTTGTGTTTGTTCGGGAGTAGGTTCTTCTACTGCTTTACTGCCTGCTTTATTAATCAAACTGTAGTAGAATGTTTTTAATCCCCACAACTGGGCCTGCATCAAGTTCTTGGCAATCAATGTGGTTGGAACTTTGCGTCCAGGAAAGTGTGCTGGGTTATAGAAAGTGTTGGTACTGATACTTTGATCCACATAGGCCGCTAGCACAGCACTTGTCTTTAAGTAGCCGTCACAGTCTTTCTGTTCCCACATGAGTTGATACTTGTTCTTCAATTTGTGATACTCTGGAACTACTTGTACAAAGGAACCTGCTTTGCTTTCTTTAACTGAAATAAGCGACATAGGCATTTCGATGCCATTAGTGCTATTAATAACAACACTAGAACTTTCAACAGGGGCAATAGCCATAAGTGTAGCATTTCTAACTCCATGTATCTTCATTTGATCACGCAACGGTTCCCAGTCAAGTTCTGGAGTAAAGTCTGCTAGCTCATTAGATCCTTTAGCACGTAGCTCCCAAGGAAAGATACCTTTACCGTATCGCGTATGTGCGCTATGCAAGCAAGGTCCGCGCTCTCGGGCAAGTTCAACTGTTGCTTCCGTTAGGTAAAACGCTTGATGCTCCATCCAGCTCTTAACATCTTGTAGTGCATCTTTATCGCCATACTTGAGGCCACGCTTGGCATGCCAGTAGGCTAGATTAGTAACACCAATGCCTAATGGTTGGATCTCATCGTTACTTAGTTTGCTTTGGATACTTAGGAAGTCTTGGTAATCAAGTATGTTGCATAGACTACGCTGTAGAATACGGCAAGCACGGCGCATGTCTTCTGGATTACGGAATGCTCCCCAGTTGATCGAGCCGAGTGTGCAAAGAGCAATGCGGCCATCAGCATCATCAAGCCGCTTGAAAGATTTAGTAGGTAATAGTATTTCACAGCAAAGGTTACTCTGATAAATTGTATGGTACTCAGGATCGAATGGACCTTGGTTCATTACATTGTCAATAAACACAAGATAGATACGACCAGTATCAGTACGCTCTTTCAGTATGCCTGACTTGAATACTTCTTCAGCACTCATAGTCTTGGTGCGCAAGTCTTTACGCTTTTCGTATTTGACATATAGTTGTTCAAATAGTGCAGTGTCTTTATAAAATGCTTCGTACAAGTCTGGGACTTCGTTCGGGTCGAAGAAAGTTATAGCTTCCTTATTTCGAAATCGTCTCCAGAAGAAGGCAGACAATACCACTCCATAGTCCATATGTCGAACCCTAGTTTCTTCTGTTCCTTGGTTATTCTTAAGAACAATAAGATCATCAAACTGATGATGCCAAATGGGATAAAATACAGTAGCACTTGCATTACGGATACCTCCTTGACTACAACTACGCAGATCGCCAAACCATTTCTTTAAGAAAGGTATCATACCAGTATGCATGATTTCGCCACCGCGAATTGGGGAGCCCAATGGGCGCAGTCGACCGATCTCCAGTCCAATCCCCGCACGTTTACTGGCATATTTGGCCATCATTTCTCCGGATGCGAAAATACTGTCCAAATCATCATCCGACCTAATAAGTACGCAACTACTAAACTGTTTAGTAGGAGTACCAAGGCCTGCCAACACTGGCGTGGCCAATGTAAATAACCCATCGCTTGCGGCATTGTAGTATTCCTTTATGTAACGCATCCTTGCGCTATTTGGTTCTTCTTTATGGAAGACTGTTGCCGCGGCAATCATATATCTGATTTGCGGAGTTTCATAAGTTTGTTTAGTTGCACGATTCTTAACTAGGTATTTTTCGATTAGCTGTTCAATCGCCGCATAGCCATACTGTTCATCTTTTTCATGATCCAACATGTCATCCATTCGGTTCCAGTCTTCTTCGCCATACCATTCTAATAATTCTTTTGTATACAGGCCTGATGCCACATTTGTTTTTACAATTTCATATAGATGCGGCACAGTATAACTACCATATACATCTTTACGTAGCATACTAAGTCGTTGCTTGCCTGCTACATATTGATAGTTTACATGTCCGACATCTGGATTTTGTTCTACGTCGATCAAGTCGACTATAGCTCTAAGTGTAATGCCGTCAATTTCTTTAGTTGTTATGCCATCATAAAAGTGTAACTGGGCTTTGATCTCAATCATCGATTGGCTAACGTCTGCAATGCCTTGGCAAACTTTTGCGACCTGCGCTTGCCATTTATCGATTGTTAACGGCTCTTTTTGTCCGTTTCTTTTAATTACTGTTATGTTCATTGGGTCCGCTTTATGCAAGTTATATTGATTAGGAAGTATTTAGTTGCCAGGTTATAACTTGCCATTCTTATCCGAATTGTTTGTTTTTCTAATTATTTCACCGGGTTACGCACGATTTTTTTAGGTGGCGAACCTATATCTTTCGTACATAATAAATTATATACGTAGTTTTAAACGTTGTCTATCGGATTGATTAGAATACAGCTGAGTATGAATAAATCAAAAAGCCGCTATCGCCTGAGCTGGTGTTAACATAAGATATGTTCAAGCTCTTATTCAAAATCTGTGCGCTGAATGCCAATTTAACATCTTCAGATGTGTTGAAAGATTGCACGTAATCATATTCATCGCTGAGATGTACTAGGTTATTGGCAACATCGGCCATAAGAGTCAACTGTCCTCGGCGACTTTGTGCTCGATTAGTACTACGATAAACATAATTGACTATGTAGCCAACTGCATCTGTTGGTAACGGTAAACGAAAAGCAAATGTAGTACTATTAATATTACTAATTGTGATTTGATTAACGCCATAGCTATTAAAAGAAACTAATCCGCTTATCTCAGGATAGTACGGAACACTAAAAGTTAATGTACCGCTTGGCGTAGTATTTGGGTTAGCACTTATAGATAGTGTTGTTGCGTTTATTACATTTGATACAGTTTGGCTACTTGTAAATCCTGTTCCACTTATGACCATACCTGACGATATACCAGTTGTTGATGTAACAACCAAAGTGGTTCCGCTTGATCCTGACGGATTGTATGTAGTGCTGACACTAGGAACTGTAGTTGATAAGTCTTTACCTCTATCACTTTGATCGTTAATACTAGCATTACCTTGTACGGCAAAGTAAATCTGAGGATATGCCGCGCTTGTTAGATTTGATCCGCCGTTGTTACCTACGTTCTGTAAACGAGTTTCTCTTGTTGTATTGCCAGTACCATTATATACATATACTGCATGTTGCTTAATGTTTTCATAATGACAATTGAATAACTCGTTATAGCTTGGTCCGTATAATTGACCAACACTTGATAGATCAGTTGTGCGGCCAAAGACAACACCACTACGGCAATTAGTTACATACATTGTTTTAAATGCATTGTATTGTATATCGTTATTTGAATAAACAGCGTAACCAAATCCGGTTATATCTACATTACTAAAAATATTACGTTGGCAAGTTACTACACGGCTAAACGCTGTCAAATATATTCCAGCACTAGTTTCGTTAAACGTTTGTGCCCACGATCCTTGTATAGATACATTTTCAAACACACTATCTCGAACAGCATCTAATCTCATTCCATACTGATCTGCGGTATTGTTAAATGCAGTTAAATCTTTAATAGTAATGTTACGTGGTTGATTTAAATATGTTGGAGCTGGCGCACTTCCGGCAGTGAACGTTAATACTCCGCTTGGAACAGAATCTGGATTACTGCTAATAGTAATTGTTGTTGAGTCATCGACACTGATAACAGTGTGTGGACTAATAAATCCAGTGCCAGTGATTGTCATTCCTGGCACAATGCCGGTGGTGCCAGTTAATGTATCAAATCTTGTTAATTTGATAGTAGTGCCTGCACTACCAACTGGATTGTAACTGGCCTTTGCTTCTGTTGGCATACTAAAGATACGCGGTGTGCCGGGCTTGGCTGTATCGTTTACAAATTGAAATACAGGACCCGGAGTGCTTTGAGTATTATTAAATTGAATAATGGTCTTTTCTTTACCACTACCCATCAAGGTAGCATAGCTAGGAACATACAATGTACTGGATGTGATATATTTGCCAGCTGGAAACTTCAAAGTGATTCTACTGGATATAGTAGACAAGTTCAAACTGTTTAAAAATACTTGGTTAATAGCTAACTGGATAGCGGCTGTATCATCAGTAATACCATCGCCTAAGGCTCCAAAATCTTTAACACTGGTTTCAACTTCATCGAACTTGGATTGGATATCTCTGATGTAGGGATAGTTGGCACCGGCTACGCCTGTGACAATTGTATAATCGTTTTTCTTATACTGATATGAAATTAAGTCTAAGATATTGCCGTTAGATCCTAAGTCATTTTGTGTTAAGATTTTAGTGTTGCCTACAAACGGAGCACCTTCAGCTACGGACCCATTACCAATCCATAGATTTTGTGAATCTATACTCCAGGCCATCTCACCCGAAGCTAATTGTGGTAATCCGCTACCTGAGTTCTCTTTACCTCGACGAACTTGTATTCTTGATATCTGTACGACAGCCATTGAAATATCCTCTATATAGGATATTTATCAGTTCTCTCGATAGTACTGTTCCACTCGATTCCACCACTGTTTTTCCCAGTGCCCAAACATGTCTGGAGTAAGTATAAACTCTTGATAAGCAGGATCGCCCCATGTCATAGGCTTGATTTCAGGGGGTTTAACGCACATGAACACCACACCTTTTTGTATGTTCGTGCCGTGTACTTTGTTGTGTGCCAGTGCGTAGGCTACCATTTGTAAGTAATAGTCTTCAATCCATTCTTGTTTCTTTGGCTTGTTAGTTTGCTTATGGTCCATGATTGCTGGATCATTTAAGTGTAAGCCAACACAATCAGTAGTGCCTGCATACAAGCCTGGATAGTACAGGCCAACTTCTACACCCCATACTTCGTTCACGTTCTTAAGTCCGTGTTCAATAATATGATTGGCCATCTTGTGGCTTTGTACACTGTATGGATTAGTGCCTGGAGGATTGATAATACCTTGCACAATGTAGTCTTCTAGGAACTTGTGCATACGTGTACCACGTCCTGCGGCTTCGGTTACAATTTCCTGGGCTTTCTTTTCGCCAACAGCTTTCTTCCAATTAAGTAAGGCTTGTACCTTTTCCCACGGTTTAGTCTTGTCTAGGATTGTTGTGACGGATGGTAGTTTACCTCCGTCTGGTGTAGCGTATAAACGCTTGCCTTCTACACTTTCCCTGTTCAAAGGAGTGTAGTCATATCGTTCTTTAAGTAAGGTCATAGCGCAATTATACTATCAATTGCGCTGTGTGTCAACTATTATTGTGCTCGTTTTGTGGCCGCCATTGCTGTTTTATCTAGCACATCTGGAGCAGGATTGGCTTGTACTTCTGGATTATCGGAGTCACTACCTGTGTCGATGATTAATTGATTGCCGTCAAACTTCTTAATTAAGCCACTGGCTTTAAGAGGATCGTTAGGATCGTTCCAACGTTTGACAAATGTCTTGTAGTCAAGACCCGGTGCTTGATTTTTTGCTAACTCTTGATTCAGTGCGCTCCAACTTAATGGAGCGACTGAATTATTGTTTACTGCGTTAGCCTTTACTGCTTGAAGTGTTGTAAGTAATGGATCTAAATTTTCAGTTACTTTTTTTTTGATTGTGCTAACATAATGCCTAACTTGCGGCTATATTGCGACTCTCTCATTTCACGACCTGCTGGGCTTGCTAATTCTTCTGCGCCTGCCATTTCTTCTTCGCCTGGGATACCCATGCCTTCTTCGCCTGGGACTGTTGGGGTTGTGCCTGGGGTTGTGCCCATCATTTCACCGCCACCTTGGCCTGATACAATTCCTAATCCTGAACTTAATGCGCCACGTGCTTTTTCTAAGCCTGCATAAATTTCTTCTAATGCTGGACGAACTGCCTGCGTGTATTGTTCAGCAACATCTGAACCCAATTCTTCTCTTATAGAGTCTAATAATTGTAGTAGTTGTTCGGCTTTCATGGCCGACACATCGTCAAGCCAGCCTGTAATACGATCAACCATGTCCTTTGTGGACATAATGATTTTGGCTTTCTCTTCTTCGCCTTCGTTTAGATATACAATGCGATTGGCAACTGTTTCGCTTAGGTCGTAACGTAGTTGTAATTCGCTGGCCAATTCTTCTTGATCGCTTTCGCCTAAATTAATACGTCGGATAGCATCGGCAATCCAACTGTTTGGAACTGAATGTTCTTTAGCCTTGATAGCTAACTTACCTAAATAAATGTTTTGGTCCATACTTTCCTCTGCTTTTTGTTTTTTATCTTTGCCGCCTTTTGCGTCTTTACCTAAACGGCCTGCAATTACATCACCGCGTGTAACTTTGTCGTATGGTTTAGCATTGTTGGCTAAATTACCATCGCCCTTACCTTCTTCCATAGAAGCTTCACGCTCTAAAATTTCTTGATTGATAACATCATGCAACATACGTACTTTTTGGTACTGTGGGCTCACGTTAACACTATCGAAGCTTTCGCTAACTTCAAATTGGCTCATTTCTGTGCGCATTTTGTTGCGGGCATCTTCCAACTGGGCATCACTAAACTTTTCCAAGTTAAGTCTGTAGCCCAACTGCTTGGCCATGTTTTCGTTAAGTCTTTTGCTTGTAACTGGTTGAGAAAGTTCTCTAATGTTCATGATTGTATCCTAAGCTATCATCTAATATTTATACAAAAGCCCACCGAAATAACTTGGAGATTTCCTCTTTGTAATGACTGGCCTTCCATGTACTGTCTTCTAGCTTATTTAACAGAATTAGGTACCTATCGTAATCTTTCGTAAGTTTGATGTTGTGCTGGTAAACACTGGTTCTATAAAAATTGCTCCAGTATTTGTTATCTAGGCTCTTGATCTCATTGTAGCGTTGTAACTGCATCTGTGTCAATGCTTTGGCCGCTACCAGCGCACAGGTTTGCAGGTTAAATTCACCATGCGAATAATTGGTAGTGTGCTTGGAATAGATACACCAAGCTCCGGCTTTGTTTTTCTTAACAACAAAATCCTTATAAGCCACACTGCCATCAGGCAAGGGTATCAAAGGTACTATTTTTTTGAATTCAATATCAAGTACATCGGCCAGCTTTTTAACATCTGGTCTTGGTTTGTTTGTTTGCTTGTTTTTAGGTTTGGTGTTTTGTTTGTTCATTAGCTACTACTTTAGGATTTGTGCTCCCTATCTTAGTTACCAAACTTTTACGGATCAAGGCCTCGATCTTGAATTGCTCCTGCTCACTTAAACTAGATAAGGGAACAGGTTTTGTTAGCTTTTTGAGAATTACAGCTTCTTCATTGGTTGTGAAGATTCCAAACTCGCCAACAAGTTCGTTTATTCTCATAGACCTGATAACAACTTAATACGTGATACTTCTGCCGATTCTTCTAACTTTTGAAATTGACTGGGTCTTGGGTTGTTTGTATTATACGGCATGTGTTGTGCTGGAGCATATTTTTGATTTGTGTTACCGGGCAAATGAGACAGTCCAGTAATCTCTGAGAAATCACGTGGACTAACTTTAAAAACTGTACCTGTAGCTAGTGCAAGATATTTTTTGCCGTTCGCTTCAATATATCGTTCTTCAAAATCAGGTGCTGATCTTGCAATCAATTCAGGAGTGATGTCACCGCTGGCTTTTTCTAAAGGAGTACCTTTAATATTACCATTATCCATTACCATTGGACGCAATGGGTTTGCTATGCTGACCTTAGGAATTTGTCTTGGAACAGGTTCTTCTTGTACCTGGGCTCCGCTATTTCCGCCTGGAGGAGTTAAAGATAATTTACCATCTTTAGCCGCTTGTGCAACAGTTTGTGCAGTCTGTGGATCTTTAGCAGTTCCAACTGATTGTCCGCCTACTTCAATAGATGTTGCGCCAGGTAAGGGTTTAGTAGTTACTTCGTACGTATCTTCTGCTAGTGTAATTTCTTTAACTTTCATATGTGTTCTCCAAACTTAATTTGGAATCCTTTAATTTAGTGATCCGGTTGTGTATTGCGCCAATCTTGCCACGACTACGTAGTAACTTAAATGCTAGGTTCTCTACACTAAACTCGCCACCTCGGGCTAGGCCAGCTTGACGCAATCTCTTTAAATCTGCCGCAACACTCTCTAGTGTATTTAAGTCATTTGACTTGAGAGCTTTGTTAATCATAATAGCATAACTGCGGGCTTTTTGACGTACTTCTTTGTCTGTTACTTCCGGAGTCTTATGCTCAGGCTTAGTAATCCATTGATTGTTTAGTACACTGTATATGCCAGCTGAGTGATGTGTTTGTTTGGCATCCTGCACATATACTTCTACGTCAATGCCATGCAACTGTATCTTGTGTTTGAAATTGTAGTTGTTTTTCTTAGCATCAAACAGTTCACGTATAACAGGATCATCTGGCATGGTGACTATCAAGTGTAGATCTACATCGCTGTATTCGCTATAACCGTAACTAGCATTAGATCCGCTAATGGTTATGTCTTTTAAATTGATTTGGGGAAGTCCAATAAAACGGACGAAGTCTTTGGCTATTGCAAGTAATTTGTGACGCACATCCTGTTTAAGAAATGTGCCTGTCCACAGTTTAGGATTCAGTGTGCTGTGATAGGTAACAGCTTTTACAAATTCGTTTATATGCATTGTGCATTATTTAAACAAAGCAAGTAAAGTGGTTGCATGACCTGATACAAATCCAAGTGCGGCAATTGCGCCAGCTGTCATATAAACCCATTTGGTTTTAAATTGCTCCAGCTCTTTGACTTTCTTATCTAGTGCTACATGTGCTAGTTGATCTTCTGCATGTAACTTGTCTGCATGTTCAAAAAACTTTGTGCTGTTAGTACGATACTCATCTTGCATTTTTTCCAGCTTGCCTGCAAGTAAATCGCGAGTGTTATCTAAACAGTCGTGCATGTCCTTGACATTGCTTTTGATTTCGTCAATACAGACAATCATAGCATCTACTTTAGTTTCTACTACTGCTACACGCTCAGGCATAGTAGCTAATTGTGCTTGTGCTGATCGTGTGGTTTCTTTAACTGCCATTTATACGCTCATCCGTTAGTTATGTAAATTAATGTGTCCGGGCTTGTTCCCAGTGTATGATTAATTGCCTAATTGTGAGCCTAGTAGTAAATGACTTTACTATGAGTATTTATTACTTTTGATGAAAAACAATATTTCGGCTAGGACCTTCTGTGACAAACACTGCGTAGTTCTGTTCAACCTGTTCAGTTAACTTATCTATGTATGGAACTCCTGCAAACATTTCTTTCAAGATAGCCACTGGGTCGTCATCAAGTTCAAACATAAAGTCCTGCTCAGTATAAAAGTCAAATCGCCAAATGCGGGCAATATGGTCAAAATCAAAGCCACATGCTTGGCCGCCCATATCAAACACTTCAGGTCCGTGCCTATAAGTTATGTTAGCACGTATACCAATAGTTTGCAGTATGGTATTGAAGTTTTGTTCTTGCCAACGCTCAAGTTCTCGCCCTGGCTCATTTCTAAACTGTCCAGTGTGTGTTATATCGATGGTAGTGTATAACTTGTATTCCATGACAGTATTTAACTGTGTACTTAATGCAAGCCAACAAAAAAGGACCCGAAGGTCCTTAGTTGCTTCCCATCCCTGAGAATAAACTTACTATTAAGCGAATGTACCTAGTGCGGCACCAACGAAGAAGTTCTTGTTAGCGGCTGTACCATAAGCAGTAACAGTGATAGTTGCTGAACAACCACCTGCTGTACCGTCAGTTGCCTTAACAGTTCTTGCAACTTCAGCGGCCAATGCGGCTTCCAACAATGTGTATGTTGTGCTTGCTGTGTTTGAGTTGCTTGAATCAGCGTCGTTGATTGTGTCAGCTGAAACCATAGCCATAAAGCTGTCAGCATCTGGTTGACCAACTACATAAACTTCACCGAATGTTTGTAGTGTACGAACCAAACGACTAAACAAGCTGTATGGTTGCTTGTAACCTACTACACCTGGAATCATACCTTGAGCGGCTGTTAATGAACCGTCTGCTGTTTGGCCGTCTTGTAGAATCAATGAACGGTTAGCACCGCTTGATCCAACAATCTTCAATAGACGCATTGGGCGTGTACCGAACTGTCCAAATTCTGAACCTGTACCGTATGTATCCTGTGGAGTCATACGTTGATAGTTTGCTGTTACTACTGTGTTTAATAATGATGGCATAATAATCTCCTCTGAAATATGCTTATCAATGACCACTACTCTGTGGCCTTTGTAATTTTATTTAGCCTTTTGGCAAAAATTGGTGTTTATATGGTTATTTTTTGAGAGATAACTCGAAACCAGTCTGCTGATCCTTCTTTGAGGAAGCGATCTGGATATTTCTTCTGCATATCGCCCTTGAACTGTGCTAGGCGTGGGTTGTCTATACCTTGTGGAATATGCTGTAGTATGCGATCCACCGTGGCCAGCCAGTCTTGATTGGCATTGGGATCATTAAACAAACGTTGTGCTATTTTATGTATGTCACGTTCCAGTACTTCGCCGTCAGCACGATTCTTTAACGATCCGCCCATGCCATAATATAAGAATGTCTTTTCAAGGTGATTAGGAACGCTGTTGGCCAAGCTGGCTAGTGCAAACTGTTGATCCTGTCCGTCATATTTGTAGTCTTTGGCATAGTCATGCTCGTGATGTTTGACAGTACTGCTTGCGTGTTCTGTGGTTGGAAAGTCCACTTGATAGTAAGATGGCACACTAGTACCCAGTGCAGGCACATCTACTTGCTCGCCTGTTGCAATACCCAAATGTACCTGCTCACCTGTTTGTGTTACAGCATCAAAGTTCTGTTTAAGATATTGTGCCAGTGACGCACGTACTTGTCCGTCATCTGCTGTGGCATCTAGGCCTAATTTAGGAGCAATTTCTTTGCTACTGATATGAATGTCAATGTCGCCAGCAGTATCCTTAACGCTACCCATTTTATAGTATGGATGACTAGGATGCCAACTACCAGCTGAACCGCTGGTCCAATGTCCTTTGGTGCCTAACTCATCTAATACAGGCTGTACTTGTTTAACTATGCTATCGTATGCTTTACGTGGAATACGTACAATTATACCTTTAACAGCATCTGGATTGATCTTCTTCTTAGGTTTGGCTGTGTCGCCCAAACGTGTGTTGTTCAGTTCTTCAATTCCATACAGGCCAGCAGGCTCTAATGCAAAACCGCTCATTGTTTGCCCTCTTGTATTTTTTTGATACCACGTTTGAATTTGGTGCTGTCGGCACTGCGTATGCTGTTGATGAATCTGCGCTCCAGTTCAGCCGCTGTTTCCACATCATAGTTTTCACGTATCAGCTTCAATAAGTTAACAGCACTGTCGATTAAGTTTGAACCGCGGCTTTCTATAATCAAATCTGTATCACGTTTGATGCCTATATCGCTTAGTTCTTGTAATATACTACGGGTGCTCTTACGCATATGGTTAATCTCTCTTACTGTATTTATTTGATTGTAACATTTGTTCGATTGGAAATCAAGAGGGTTGATAATTTGTGCAATGCCACGTATACTTGCTAAATACTCAGTAGAAACCATGAGTAGCTACACAACACACAGGAAAGCAAAATGAAATACTTATCAAACAAGATGGTGTCTATCTTGGAACGTTTAGCAGAAATGTTCCCAGGTTCATCATATCAAGGCAGTCTAGATGCATATCTAGCAGACAAGGGCATTACCGATGCCGCCCAACTCGAAAATTACATACGTCAGTTCAACTACAAAAAGGAACAGTACTTATGAAATCAGTATTAAACACAATCTGGTCATTTTTAGAAGCATTTGGTCAAGCCCGTGCGGCCGCAAGTCTTGCTCGTCAGGGCAGAATTGCTGAAGCCAAAGCGGTATACGGAGCATAATATGGCAGAAGCTATTGCACGATTTGAAGACAAGTATGGCGAGAAATGTGCGGCATGGGCTATTGTGGCCATAGTAGTTTATCTAGTTATAGCACAATAACACAAGTGTAAATACACCATGAAGTTAGTGTATATACATGGTGCCAATGCCACCAGCGAGAGCTTTAACTATATCAAGAGTAAACTAGGCGAAGGCTTAGACCTTAACTATGACAGTCGTAATGGGTTTGAAAATAACCTAAAAGACATGCAGTCTTCACTAAACGGGCATACCGATTTAGTGTTCATTGCACATAGTCTAGGTGGCATTTATAGTTTACATTTGGCCAATGGTATGCCTGACGCTATTAAAGGTGCTGTTACATTGAGTACTCCATATGGTGGTGCCGAAGTAGCAGATTATGCTCAATACTTTTTGCCGTTCAGCAGACTGATGCGTGACATTGGTCCTAATAGTTGGGCCATGAAACAAGCAGATAGGATTAAAATACAGCACCCTTGGACTAACATTGTTACAGTCAAAGGACAAAGCCCGTTTATGTTGGCACATAACGATGGCGTAGTTACTGTTGCCAGCCAGAAGCATCATGTGGACATGGAACTAGTAGAAGTAGACTACAACCACTACGAAGTTGTACTAGCAGAACCGGTAGTAAAGATTATTAAGGAACGAGTAAAAAAGTTCAAGAATTAGTTGCTTTTTTAACGAAAGGCATATATAATAGTACAACAGCAGAAGTTGTTGTAACACACAAACATTAACACACAGGAGAATTATATGTTTACATTTGAATCAATCATCGACACCGTTACAGGTGCTCAAACTAAGTTTGTAGAAACTTACGTTACAGACAAGAAAGTAAAAGCTGAAGTTACTAAACTAATTGACGCACAAGCCGCTTTCACAAAAACCACTTATACTAACACATTGGAACTTGCTCAATCAGCAGTTAAGAATTTCAATGAACTCGTTTACAAAAAGGCTTAATACTATGTCAGATTTTACACCAAAACTACCAGAAGTCAAATTCAGCAAGAACGGCTACGAAATTCGTTCAGACGTGTTGGCCATGGCCAAAGACGCTGTTATGGAAGAATACCATATGAAGTTCCGTGGCTGGGAAATGTCAGTTGCTAAGGACGAGAAAACAGGTCAAGTTGTTAGCACAGTTGCAATGCCAGAGTTTCCAGGAATGGAAAAGATCATGGAAGCGGCTGAAAAGTTCTATGGGTTCGTTAATACGGGCACTAAG